TTCAGGTCAAGACAACTTAGCATCTGGTAAGAACTACTACTACAGAAAAGTTAGCGTAACTAACTTAATGTAATAGAAAGTTTTATACAATAAGATCCATAAGGACGATGTATAGTAAAAGAGGGAACTTCGGTTCCCTTTTTTATTACATATAAATAGTATATAATAACAAGGAATTTACTATGGCTACAACTACAGGATGTCCGATACCTTCAAATATTAATCCATTAAGTCCTAATGGGTTTAAGTTATCGATTAATAAATTACCAGGTGTATCATATTTCGCTCAGGAAGTTAATTTGCCTCAATTAAGTTTAGGTGATATTAGCATGCCCACACCTCTCTCTATAGCTAAAATCCCAGGAGAGATGATGACATTTGGAGATCTAAACTTTCAGTTTATTATCGATGAGAACATGTCTAACTATACTGCGATTTATAATTGGATGACCGGTTTAGGATTCCCTAATACGCATCAAGAGTATGTAGATTATATTGCCGAACAAACAAAAAGTACCAATCCATTACGAAACATATACGATACTAGTGAGATAGCAAAGGGTTATTCAGATGGAGCACTGGAGATTCTAGCCAGTAATAATGTTGCTATAAAGACAGTAACCTTCACTGATCTGTTTCCTATTTCTCTCAGTTCATTAACCTTTCAATCAACCGTGACTGATATCACCTACTTAGTTGGTAACGCAACATTTAGTTATACAACATTTAAGTTACTTTAACAGTTTACATTAAATCGGTCTTATGTTATAATATAATTTTGACCGATGTGAGATTATTATGAATATTGATGAAATACAAACTATGTGGGAAGCCGATTGCCAGATGAGTGATAATCATCTAGGTGAAGAAGCAACTAAGTCAGCTTTACTACATTCTAAATATATCAAGCTTATAACTCAGGTAAAACTGAAGTTAACTAAAGCGCGTGCTGACTATAATACTTTACGTAAGAATAAATTTAGGTATTACAGAGGCGAATTATCTCGAGAAGAACTACAACAACTAGGTTGGGATCCATACCAACTTATCAAACCTCTTAAGAATGAAATGGATGAAATACTCCAAGGCGATTCAGAACTAATTACACTTAATGCAAAGATCGAGTATCTCGAAACTATGGGATATCTATTAGAGTCAATTCTAGGTCAGATCAAGGCTAGAGATTGGCAATTAAAAACTGCAGTTGAATGGAAGAGATTCCTAGCTGGAATGTAATGAAATTAACGGTCGAAAAAATATCTGAAGTCTACATAAGAGTTTATGGAGATGTTTCATGCGAACAGGATCTAGAAGGATTCTTTACGTATGAAGTTCCAGGAGCTCGATTTACTCCAAAGTTTAGAGCAAGATTGTGGGATGGTAAAGTTCGTCTTTATTCTCTTATTCGTAAAACTTTGTATGTAGGTTTGTATCCATATCTAGTAGAATTCTGTAATCGACACGGGTATGAATTAACATTTAAAGCTACTGATGAATACAATTCCATACTAGATAAAGAAGATATTACAAAAGATAAAGTAGATGAATATGTAGAGTCTTTAAATATGTATGCGCGTGGAGAACCTATTCCAGCTCGTGACTATCAATTAGAAGCGATCTATCACGCAATCAGTAATAATAGAACGGTATTACTATCACCAACAGCTTCTGGTAAGTCATTCATGATTTACTGTCTAATTAGATACCATCTTGAACATGAACGTAAATGTATCATTGTAGTTCCAACAACATCATTAGTTGAACAAATGTATTCAGACTTTGAAGATTATTCAAGTCATAATGGATTCTCTGTAAAGAATAACTGTCAAAAATTATATTCAGGTTTTACGCGTCAAATTACTACTAATGTTCTTATTACTACATGGCAGTCGATCTATAAACAACCAAAAGATTGGTTTGAACAGTTTGATATGATTATTGGAGATGAAGCACATCAATTCAAAGCGACTTCATTAGTAACTATCATGGAGAGAATGCAGCATGTTAAGTATAGAATCGGTACGACTGGTACTATTGATAATAAGAAACTAAATCAATTAACTCTTGAAGGTTTATTCGGTCCAGTTCATCGTGTAACAACGACAAAAGAACTGATGGATTCAGGTCGAGTAGTTCCAATCGATATTAACTGTCTCTTATTACAATATAAAGAGGAAGTTAGAAAAGCATGTAAAGAACAAGATTATAATGAAGAGATGCAGTTTCTTATTGCAAATGAATCACGTAATAAATTTATTCGTAATCTAGCTCTTAACTGTAAAGGCAATACTTTAGTTTTATTCCAGTTTGTAGAAAAACATGGTATACCTCTTTATGAGGATATTAAAGCACGAGGTATGGGTAAGAATGTCTATATCGTTCATGGAGGAGTAGAAACTTTAGATAGAGAAGATATCCGTAAAAATACAGAACTTGGTGATAATACTATTATTGTTGCTTCCTATGCTACGTTTTCTACAGGTATAAATATTCCTAGTATAGAGAACATTATCTTTGCTTCACCGACTAAATCTAAGATACGTAATCTTCAGTCTATCGGTAGAGGTTTAAGGTTAAAAGATGGTAAGACTCATCTAAAATTATACGACATTGCTGATAATCTACAATATAAATCTAGAAAGAACCACACATTGGGTCATTTTGTTGAACGAGTTAAGATCTACTCTGAAGAAAAATTCGATTATAAAATCCACGAGGTAAACATCTAATGGACGCAAATAGATATGTCGTTATGAAGTTAGTCTCTGGAGAAGAGATACTTGGTCATCTTACTTCTGAAGATGATTACGATATTCGTGTATTATTTCCCATGATAGTCAAACATATTAATAGAAATGTGCAAGGCAGAATGATGGAATCTGTTGTGTTAGGTCCATGGACTCATTTTTCTGCTGAAGACGAGTTTACTTTTAATAAACAACATCTAATATTCTTAAAGGATCTGGACGAGCGATACATCGATGAGTATAATAGATCGGTGGACGAGTCTCTCGGTAATATTCAAGAACCCGAACCCTATAATCCTGAGGAGCTCAAGGAACTAACGGATAGATTAAGTAATTTATTTAGAGATAGACTTAAGGAAGAGGAAGAAGATTTAGAACCTAAAATAGTACTAGATATATCTAAGACTATTCATTAGAGACCCGATATAGTTATAATACACCCATCCCGATTTAATGTAAAATTATTTTTTAATTCTAAATTAATTTCATATTAATACAATTCTGTTATATAATGAACTTATATTATAAAGGTAATAACAATGACTGAAATCAAAAAACCAGTCCACTACGTTGACAATGTTCGTTTTCTTGAAGAGATCCAAAAATATCAGAAAGCATGCATCGAAGCGGAGTCATGTGGAGACGAAAAACCGATCATCCCAAATTATCTTGGTGAATGTATATTAAAGATAGCGACGAAGTTGGCCAATAGACCTAACTTTATTAACTATTCTTACAAAGACGACATGATCCTTGACGGTATTGAGAACTGTATTCAATACTTTGATAACTTTGATCCAACTAAATCTAGTAATCCATTCTCGTATTTTACGCAGATTATTTACTATGCGTTCCTACGTCGAATCGATAAAGAAAAGAAACAGTCTTATATCAAAGGTAAACTTATTCGTGATACGACTATAGAATCTTTTGAAGTACAAGATCTAGATCATGATGAAGATTTCCATAATGCATATATTGGATTCATGCAACAACATGGAACTTTTGATGATCAGTTCGAAGAGAAACGTAAAAAGAAAAAGAAAAAGTCAGCAGTAACTCTAGATAATTTTATTGAAGGTGCTAATGAGTAAATTCGTAGTTTTAGGTGATACACACTTTGGAGTGCGTGGAGATTCTCTTAAGTTCCATGCTTATATGAAAAAGTTCTATCATGAAACTTTATTTCCATATATGCAAGAACACAACATTAAAGTTATCTATCAACTTGGAGATCTATTTGATCGAAGAAAATTTGTTAACTTTAATACTTTAGCTGAATGTAAGGAATACTTCTTTGATGAACTAAAAGCAAGAGGTATCCAACTCGTAACGTTATTAGGTAATCATGACATATTTTGGAAAGAATCATTATCAGTTAATGCTCAATCATTAATACTAGGTGAATATGATAATATCACGATTATCGATAAACCTACAAGAATGCATGAAGATAATGCATCAATAGATCTTATTCCATGGATTTGTAAGGAGAATGAAAGCGATGTATTTAATTTTATTGATAATAGTAAGTCTGATCTGTGCTTGGGTCATTTTGAAATAGCCGGATTTCCTATGTATCGTGGCATGCATGCAGAAGAGGGTCTATCTCATGAGATGTTTGCCAAATACGAAAGAGTTCTATCAGGTCATTATCATACAAGATCTAAAGCAGAGAATATCGAGTATATCGGTACTCCATATGAAATGACATGGCAAGATGCAGGAGATCTAAAAGGTTTCTCTGTATTCGATACTGAAACTCGTCAATTAGATTTTATTCAAAATCCATTTACCATTCATGAGAAGATTACTTATGATGATAAAGATAAAGAACCAGTAGATTTAAAACAAATAGATATAAAGGAGAAATACGTTAAGTTAGTTGTTATAAATAAAACGGATCTGTATAAGTTTGATAGATTCGTTAATCAACTATACGAACAAGAACCATATGAAGTTAAAATCATTGAGGATTTATCTGAGTTCAATGAAGGCACCATTGATTCTGAGATTAATCTGGAAGATACTATTAGCATTCTTGGTAATTATATTGATTCCGTCCAAACGGAAGGAGATAAGGAAGCTATTAAAACCTTTGTAAAAGGGTTATACATGGAAGCTATTAATATGGAGGTCGTTTGATAATATTCAAATCTGTAAGTTGGAAAAACTTCTTATCAACAGGCAATACCGCAAATAAAGTACAATTAGATGGTCACTCAACAACCTTAATAGTTGGGAAGAACGGAGAAGGTAAGTCCACTATCCTTGATGCACTTACCTTTTCTCTGTTTAATAAACCATTTCGTGATATTAACAAAGGTCAATTGGTTAATTCTATTAATCAAAAGAACTGTCTTGTAGAGATTGAGTTCGACATCGGACCTATCCAATATAAAGTTGTTCGTGGTATGAAACCAAATATCTTTGAGATCTATCAAAACGGCAATCTTATCAATCAAGATGCTGCATCAAAAGATTATCAGTCAGTATTAGAACAACAGATCCTTAAATTAAACTATAAAACATTTACACAAGTAGTTATTCTAGGTTCTGCTTCGTTTATTCCATTCATGCAACTTCCATCAGGTCAAAGAAGAGAAGTTATTGAAGACATCCTTGATATTAAAGTATTCTCAGTCATGAATAATATCTTAAAAGAAAAGATGGCTGAAACTAAAGAAGATATTAGTGGTATCGATACAGAGATTCGAATCATTACTGAAAAAGCTAAAGCTCAAAAGAGTTTAATCGATTCTCTTCAACATTCTAAAGATCAGAATACTAAAGTTATTACTGATAAGATCCAAGCAAATATCAATGAGATCTCAGACAAGACTCATCTTGTAGATCTATTGAATAAAGACGTGGAAGAACTTAATCTACAGTTAGCAAATAAAATAGATGTGGATAAGAACCTTGATCTATGTAAAGCTAATATGAATAAGCTTCAACAGAAGATGGCTCAAGCTGACGAACATATATCATTCTTTAGTTCAAATGAAACTTGTCCATCGTGCGAACAAGGTATTCAACATGATCATAAGAGTAAAATCATCAATAAGATCTCTCATGATAAACAAGAACTTAATAATGGAATGTCAACATTAAATTCAGCTTATACTAAATTAAGTCAAGATCTACAAGACAAACAAGAATTACTTAAACAAATTCAAGATAAGAATATCTCGATCTCAACTGAAATATCTGCTATGAATTTACTTCTTAAAGCAAATAAAGAGTTTGAGAAAGAGATCTCTGAGTTATCAGTTCAAGGTGATATTGATACTGAAAAAGAAAAGATTAAAGAGCTAGCTAATGAAGCATTAGAAAAGAATAATGTTAAGATGGAATTAGTTAAGCAAAAGAATCTGCAGGATATCGCATCAGTCTTATTAAGAGATACTGGTATTAAAACCACAATCATTCGTGAATATCTACCAGCCATGAATAAACTTATCAATATGTATTTGTCAGCAATGGACTTTTTCGTCAAGTTTGAATTAGATGAATCTTTTAACGAGATCATCAAGTCCAGATTTAGAGATGAATTTACTTATGCATCCTTTTCTGAAGGAGAAAAGATGCGTATCGACCTGGCTATTCTATTTACATGGAGACAGATAGCTAAGATGAAAAACTCGGTCAATACTAACTTATTAATTCTAGATGAGATCTTTGATTCTAGTCTTGACGTGGCTGGTACTGACTATTTCCTATCAGTCATGGATCAGTTAGGAGAAAATTCTAATGTATTCGTGATATCCCACAAGGGTGATGTTCTACTCGACAAGTTCAAGAACAACATCCGATTCGAGAAAACTAATGACTTTAGCACGGTAGTGTTGAATTCATAATTCATTTAAAATCAATAACTTAGAAATAAGTGGTTGATTTAACACCTAAAAATAACTGTTTACTTTAATTCTTTTTTAAGATATAATACTCTTATAAATCGGAGATTATATGAATAGAACTGACTTAATAGCAAAATTACTAGCAAATGAAAACTTAACAGTTATTCAAGAGCCAGTATCTACAGCTTCATTTGATATTAAAAATCGTACATTAAGACTTCCGCAATGGAAGGACATGACTGACGATCTACTAGATATGTTAGTAGGTCATGAAGTTGGTCATGCATTATATACAAATCCAGACGAATACATCAAACCAGAATTAAAAGAGATTCCACATTTTCACGGGTATCTTAATGTTATCGAAGACGTTCGTATCGAAAAACTTATGAAACGTAAATATCCAGGTCTTCGTAAAGCATTCAACACTGGTTATAAACAACTAAATGATAAAGACTTCTTTGGAGTAAAAGAAGCAGACTTTAATAATATGTTATTAATCGACAAGATCAACTTATATTTTAAAGCTGGTTATAACTGTGGCGTTACTTTTACAGATATTGAAAAGCAATTTGTCAAAAAAGCCGAGTTAACTGAAACAGTTGATGATGTTATTGCTTTATCTAAAGAGATCTATGCTTACTCAAAACAAGCTCTTGATGATAAAATTGAAGAATTAAAATCACAAAATGAAGACATCGAATTTGGTGAAGACGAAGGTACTCCTGAAGATGGGCAAGGAACTCAAATTCCATTTGAGTCTGACGAACAAGATGCTGATCAAGATCAAGAAGTTGACAGTTCTACAGCAGATGATCAACCTAAAGATAATGCTGAAGATCAACTAGAGTCTAAGACTGAACGTAAACTTAGAGAAAAGATGGAAGAGGTTGCTGACATCAATACCAAGTATGAATACTATACTTTTCCAGATAAAAACAAACTCGATCTAATTGTATCTTATAAGGATATATTTAAAAGAGTTGCTGAAAACATGAGTCAATATGCTTATGGAACAGATTTTAGTGTTTGTAGTCCAACAGACCTTGAGTATTCAGAAAAATTCAAATTAAATTCTAAGAAAGTTGTTAACTATCTCATCAAAGAATTCGAGATGAAAAAAGCAGCCACTGCCTACAAGAGAGCTAAAATCTCTAAAGTTGGTTCATTGGATATGCGTAAGCTTTATCAATACAAACTTAATCCAGATATCTTCAAACAAGTTATGACCTTACCACAAGGTAAAAATCATGGTATGATTATGTTATTGGATTGGTCTGGTTCTATGAGTAACTGTATTCAACCAACATTAGAACAAGTGATTAATCTTGCGATGTTCTGTAAAGGTGCTCAGATCCCATTCCAAGTATTTGCATTTACTGACTCATACAATGATGATGGATTAGGTCTTACACGAGATGCAAGATCTGCTTTAGCAAATCAAAACGAAATTAATATGTACTATGCTAACTTTAGATTACTTGAATTATTTAGTTCTAAGATGTCGAATTCTGAATTTAATAAGATGATTGATATTACAGTATCAAAATACTTTACTTATTATGATGGATTTAGATTAGGTTCTACTCCATTAAATGAATCATTGACATACCTTTATAACTATATTCCACAGTTCCAACAACAATACAATGTGGAGAAAATGACTCTTATTACTCTTACAGATGGCGATGGATCTACCCTTAAGAACAAAGACTATTATAATATTCGTCGTGGTAGACAAGAACATATCGACAATACGAAATATATAACACTAGTTCCATTCTTAACTGATAAAGTAACTAAGAAAAATTATCCACTAGACGATCCTGCTATGCAAACTAAATCTCTACTTAGAGCTATCAAGGATCGTTATAACCTTACAACATTAGGTTTCTACATCACACAAACTGGATTTAGGAATATCATGAATGCTTTAGATTCACATGGTATCGAACGTAACTATGGTATGGTAGAAGATCTAAAATCAATTATGAGAAAAAATGGATTTGCTTCTCTTAAAAATACTGGTCGCGATGATCTCTTTCTTATTCCTATTAATTCAACTAAGATCAAAGATGATAAAGAACTTGAAGTATCTGCAAAAGATTCAGCATCTAAGATCGCCAGAGAATTTAGTAAAGCTCTTAATACTAAAAAGACTTCACGAGTACTGCTTAATCAGTTCATCGGATGGGTGGCCTAATGAAGATATACATCAAACCAGATATCGTGAATCCTGGTGTCACCAGGATACCACGGTTTCAAAAAGGTGTAGAATCAATAACTTATAAAAACACTAAGTGGTTGATTTTAAATGAAAACAAAACAGTTTACATTAAATCGCAAATAAGATATAATACTACTATAAATTGATG